AGGATAGCCACCGACGGCCCCATGGAGATGGTTATAGGTACATTCGTCCAAAGCTCTGGTACTGTCCACCGCTTTTTACTCTCACACGATTTTTCCGCAGCAGCATCCTACGTTGCGCGAACTGTTCCGAATGCGATAATAAATGTGCTAAATTACGCTGTGTCACTGAGCGGTGACATAGTGTATAGATTATTTTCATGGTCTTTGTGCAGAACAATCAGATACGTTCTGCCCCTCTTGACGTTAGGATACGCTTCCCACGTAGCCCATCGTCACCTCTTACAGTATTATAAAACAGCAAATGTGTCGTATGATAGTGGTTACGGCACCATGCATGGGTGGGTTAAGATATGGCAGGAGGCAACTATGGACACTCAGTCCGTGGATGACTACTTGTCAGTTAATGATAACGATGTTATCATACCACCACCAGTTACACAAACAGGCTCACTAGCTGCTTTTGCTGCTCAAAACATTTATAATAATCCTGATATTTCCTTAAATCAAGTTCGACGAAAGAGATTGATGGTGTTAGCGTTCAAGTTAACTTGGGCGTGTCGAACCAAATATTCGTATTTGTTAACACCAAAGAACAGCCTAAATATACAATTGATAAGAAAATACATTTACAGTATGAAGGTCACCATGACGAAAAACTACCCTACCTTGAGGGATCACGATTTCGCTTTAGCAGCAGATGCTGCAACAACGTTGTTTTTCGTGCCTACTCATCATGATAGGATGATCCAAGATTTGTCAGTGGATGACTACACCATACAACAGGAAAGAGGTTATAGGATTAGGGAAGTGCTGTCAACTAGAGGCATCTTCGGTTTGTGGGAGGCAGTCGGAATTTATTTCGGCCGTCAACCTCAAACACCTAGACTATGACGAGGCTTTAAGGTGTGTGAAACTAGGGACTCCGCCCCACCTGCTTGCAGTATAGAGCCTAGTTTGGTTGCCTCACACCGGTACCACATAAGTCGACCAAGAACATATTGGACGTTGGACGTTGGGGAACGAAAATCGTTTGATGTGTTCACAATGAATTTTGATACCGCACTTAGAGCTGTTAACGAGCGGGTCTTTTTTGTTAAGAGAAAAGGCCAATATGTCAGACCGCCAACGCCGAGTGCGGGGACTATTCGCAATACCCTCCAATTATTCAAGAAGTTGTTAAAGAAGCAGATGCGTAGGAATGATGAAGCTATAGTACCTTTGTCGCTAGGCCAAGTTGCCAGCCACTATTCGGGTGCTAAACGCCGAATCTATGAGAACGCTGCTCAAAATCTGCGCAATTTCGGTTGGTTCAAAAGATACACACAGATAAAAGGGTTTTTAAAATGGGAAAAACAAAATTCCGATCCTGATGATAAGTTATGGCAGGATCGAGTCTGCAGGGTGATTTCCCCCCCAGCTAGAGAATATTGCGCGGTACTAGGGAGGTACCTTATTCCAGCCGAAGGCAGACTAATCCATGATATAGATAGAGTGTTTGACAGTCTAAGAAAGGATAAAGCGCAGAAGTTACCTACTATCATGAAAGGGTACAACGCTCACGAGAGCGCATACTATATAGTCGAAAAGTACAAACAATTCAAAAACCCAGTAGTAGTAATGATGGACGCGTCCCGTTGGGACCAACATGTCTGTCAGGATTT